TCAAGGAGAACAATTAACCAAAGAAGAATCTATCAAACTAGCCCAGTATTCCAACCAAAGGGAGTCAGAATATAAGAAAGGTGTTAGCACCTATAAGGCTGAAGCAGACCGAGCTAAAGAGCTAGAAAGTGCCATTGCACCATTCCAAGCAGAGTTCCAACAACAGGGAATTACCCCTGCCGCCTGGATTAATAACCTTGGTCGGGCGCACATGATTTTGTCTAAAGCAAACCATCCTCAAAAAGTTCAAGTATTCCAAAGACTTGCACAAGATTATGGTATACAATTAAATCAAGACGGACAGTTTGCTGCTCCACCACAAGTTGATGCGTATACACAACAACTTATGAATCAGCTAAACATGGTCAATCAGGAAGTAAGCTCTATCAAGGGCAGATTCCAGCAGGAAGAACAAGCTCGATTGAATAATGAGATTGAGCGTGTTAGAAGTGATGTGGAGAAGTTTCCGCATTTTGATGTGGTAAGGGAAGAAATGGCTCAATTACTTGAGCTAGGGAAAGCCCAAGACCTAGAAACGGCCTACAAGAAAGCCGTGCGTATGAATGATGATGTATGGGCATTAGAACAGGACAGACTCCTGAAGGAAGCCAAACAATCAACAGTCAAAGCACAGCAAGTAGCGAAGGCTAAGGCTGCTGCTGTAAGTCCTAAATCCGTTACACCTAGCGGAAAAGTGGCTGACACAGGAGATAAAAAGGATAGACGGTCTTTATTGTCCGAGCAATTAGGCGAGGCAATGAGCCGTAGGGTTTAACTAGCCAATTTTGGCGATTTTTTAACTAAGGATATATCATGGCATTTGCTAACTCAGCTATTACCGATATTATCGCTACCACGATTCAAAGTCGTAGCGGTGAACTCGCAGACAACTTGACAGAAAACAATGCAATTCTGACTCGTTTGAACCAAAAGGGCAATGTACGCCCATTCTCAGGTGGTAACGTGATTTTGGAAGAAATCATGTACAACGACCCAAATACTAACAACGCTAACTCGTATAGCGGATATGAAGTATTGAACATTTCTCCTGACAGCCCAATTTCTGCTGCTCAGTTTAAGATTGCTCAGTACGCTGATTCCGTAACGATGTCCGGCCTAGAAATGTTGCAAAACAGCAGCAAAGAAGCAATCATCGACCTGTTAGATGGTCGTATGCAAGTTTCCGAAGCTCGTCTGCTTAACCGCATTTCTGGTGACTTGTTCGGTAACGGTACTGGTAACGGTGGTAAGAACCTTGACGGTCTAGGCGCTGCTGTTTCAGCAACCCCAACCCTCGGTACTTACGGTGGTATTAATGCCGCTAACTGGGACTTTTGGCGTAACCAAATCACTACTGGCGTAACCACAACTCCTGCTACAACCAACATTCTTGCCAAGATGACTGAAGCTGCTATCAAGCAGATTCGTGGTACTGACAAGGCTGACCTGATTGTTGCTGGTAACACCATGTATCAACTGTATGTAAACAGCTTGCAAGCTATCCAGCGTATCGCTTCTGAGGAATCAGGCGCAAGCGGTTTCGCTTCCTTGAAGTTCTACGGTGGCGGTACATCGGCTGATGTGGTATTGGGTGGTGGTTATGGTAATCAACAGACTTCTACCTATATGTATATGCTTAACACCAACTACATTTTCTTCCGCCCTCACAAAGAGCGTAACTTTGTACCTATCGGTGGCGAGCGTCAAGCAATTAACCAAGACGCAATCGTGAAGTTATACGGTTGGGCTGGTAACTTGACTACTTCTAACCGCTTCTTGCAAGGTTTGTTGACAACCTAATAAGTAGGGGGAAACCCCTATTTAATCTTGTCCACTCAATTAATTTAAGGAAATAATCATGGCATATTCAACACTCCCCATCGCTGGCATTGACTTGACCAGCACCCAATCTGCAGCCGACATTGCAGCTTACGGTGAACCAGTAGACTTTGGCCCACTCGGTACACAAACTTTCGCTTCTGACGGTTTGCGTTATGTTTGGGCTGTAGCAGCAGCTACTATCGCTCCAAGCACAACTGCTTGCGCTATTGACACCACAGCCTTTACTGTTGCTGCTACTGGCGGAGCTTATATCTCCCCAGCAGTTTCAATGGTTTCAGGTGATTATGGTTGGTTCGGTAAAGCATCTGTTTAAGCTATACCTGTAGTACCATAGGGCTGTCCCCAAAAGGGGCAGTCCTTTTTCTTTTTAACCACCTAACTACTTAGGAGATTTAAAAATGGCATTACCATCTGATGATATTGGCGCAGATTCACGCCTAGCAGTAACTTTCTACAAACGCTCTATGAAACAAGAAGATGAGTCTATGGCTGCTGGTAGACCAATTTTCAAAGAGTTTGACTTTATCCGTATTTGCGTACCAGGCGATTCTTTAACCGAAATTGACACATACGCACACGAAGAACATAAAGCTCGTTTTCCTCGTCAATGGGCACATTATCAAAATCAAACCGTTGGACATGAGCAAATTGTAGGCACTCCCATTGAGGAATGGACAATCATTAGTCGTTCGCAAGCTGATGAATTAAAAGGAATAAAATTTCATACAGTAGAGTCGGTAGCCAATGCTTCAGACCTACAAATCCAGCGTATTGGCATGATTGCAGGCATGAATCCTTACTCGTTTAGGGACAAAGCCAAAGCCTTTTTGAACCTGGCTGACCAAGTTGGCGAAACCAACCAAAGGGAAGAAGAACTGTCTAAATTACGGCAAGAAAACGCTGCAATTAAGATGGAAGCAGACGCTAAATTAGCTAAACAACAAGAGCAAATTGATGCTCTGATGGCTATGATGGCAGAAAAAAAGCCCAAAGGTCGTAAGCCAAAACAAGAAGCAGAAGTAGAATAAATAAAAGGGGGATATTTCCCCTTTTTTTGTTTATAATTGCAACAAATACCCAACTACTTGGGGAAAACCAAGTAAAGGATATATATGTCATCTACGATGTTACAACTCGTAAACCAAGTACAGAATGAGCTTAATTTAGCCGTTTCTACTAGCGTTGCCGGAAACCCAAATACTGATGTTCAGCAAATATTAGCGTTAATGAACGCTGCTGGATATGAATTAGTTAAAGAATATGATTGGCAAGCCCTTCAAGTTCAGTACCGCTTTTACACACAAGCGATTACTACCGATGCCACTTCTACAAATGGTTCTACTACTCTCACTATTGAAGGTGGAACAAGTTTAACTGGCGTTACTAATCAATGGGGCATTACAGGTACTAACATTAACCAAGATACCCAAGTAGTAACCGTTAATAGTCCTAGCATTATTACCATGAGCCAACAGGCTTCAGGAACAGGTACTGGGCAAGTTGTTTTAGCCCAAACAGCCTATGATTTACCACCTGATTTTGAGCGTATTACCAATAGAACTCAGTGGGATAAGACCAAAAGATGGGAAGCTCTTGGCCCTGAAGATGCACAGCAATGGCAATGGCTAAAGTCGGGCTATATTGCAACAGGCCCTAGAATCCGTTGGCGTATCTTTGACAACCAGTTCCAAGTATGGCCGCCAATGAATACCCAAGAGTATATTGGTTGGGAATACAAGTCTAGTGGTTGGGTTAGAAGTGCCACAAATCAGATAAAGACTAGCTTTACTACCGATACAGACACAAGTGTATTGGATGACCGTATTATCGTTTTATATACAAAACTCAAGTATTTCCAAATTAAAGCGTTTGACACTACTGCATTGCAACAAGATTATCAGCGTTATTTAAGCGTTGCTAAAGCGGCAGACAAAGGCGCACCTAACCTGTCATTTGCACCGTACCCAGCTAAAGTTCTCATTGGTTACGCAAACATTCCTGATACGGGTTATGGAACATGATATTTGGTCAAGCTAAACGCTATACAGCTAATACAGCATCTATAACTGCGCCTATTGGTGGATGGAACGCTAGGGATTCTATCGCCCAAATGCCTGCTACAGATGCAGTTACCTTAACCAATTTATACCCTACACCAACGGATGTTCAGCTAAGAAAAGGCTATACAAGGTACTCTCAGCTAACCACATCCACAGGTGTTCAAACCATTTCAAGCATTACCTTTAGTGGCACTACAGCTACATTAACTACTGCTTCTGCACACGGTTTAAGCGATGGTGACCGAGTATCTATTACAGGAACAACACCTTCAACTTATAGTGGTATTTACATCATTACGGTAACGGGGGCTACCACTTTTACTTATACAATGGCTGTTACTCCAAGCGGTAATGCTTCAGTCGTAGGTGCGTACACCATAGGTATAACAACACCTGTAAACACCTTAATGAACTACGCAGGCGTTACAAGCCAACAAATATTTGCTGTTGCAGGAACAACTATATACGATTGCGATACACCAACAGCTAGTCAAGTCTTTACTGTTGCTAACGATAAATTTCAATATGTAAACTTTTCCAATATTGGTGGTGATTACATTGTTGCTTGTAATGGCGTAGACCCAGTAACCATTTTTGATGGAACTGTTTGGTTTACGATGGCAACTACTACTACAGCAGCAGCTATAACTGGTATTTCTCGTACAAGCCCATCCAATGTGGCAACTGTTACTACAGCAACAGCACATGGTTTAGTTACTAATAACCGAGTTACCATTACTGCATCTAGCGAATCTAGCTTTTTAGGTGGTTTTGTTATCACAGTAACAGGGCCAACAACCTTTACTTTTGTGTCTACTGGCACTTCTACGGTAGTTGCCGCGACTGGCACATATACGGTATTAGGGATAAAGGGTGGCACTACTGGCGGCACAACCTACAACATTAATTCCAATACTTTTGTTCATGTAAATTTGTTTAAAAATCGTTTGTATTTCACACAAGAAAACAGCATGAATGTTTGGTATTTGCCTGTTGATTCGCTTGGTGGTGATGCTTTCCCATTGGATTTTGGTGGAATAGCTAAAAGCGGTGGTTTTATGCAAGGTATGGCTACATGGACTCTTGACGCAGGTCAAGGCGCAGATGATTACGCTGTATTTGCTACAAACATGGGTGAAGTTATAGTCTATAACGGAACAGACCCATCAAACGCTTTAACATGGGCTTTAAAAGGCGTATGGCAACTAGGTTATATATTTAGCCGTAGATTTTTCTATAAATTTGCTGGCGACATTCTTTTGCTTACCCAAGGCGGTTTAGTACCCCTAGCAGGTGCGCTTCAATCTAGTCGTTTAGACCCTAGAATTAACATAACCGATAAGATTTTTTACGAAATCAGCAGAGAAGCAGACGCATACTCTACTGAGTTTGGTTGGCAAGTTATACACTTTCCAAAACAAAATATGCTATTAATCAACATTCCCAACCCATCGGGAACTGAACAATATGTAATGCACACCATATCTAAGGCTTGGGCTAACTTTGTAGGCATAGATTCAAATGTGTATGAAATCCACAATGATAATTTGTATTTTGGTGGAAATGGCTATGTAGGTAATTTTTGGAATGGCTATGCAGATGACGGAGAACCTATTTCAGCTACTTGTCAACAGGCTTATACCTACTTTGATTTGCCAGGTCAGCAAAAACGATTTACTATGATTCGCCCTACTTTCTTGGTAGATGCTGGCGCACCTGGCGTTTATGCTGGTATTAATACCGACTTTCAGACCCAAAACAACTTAGGCCAAGTGTCTTTTCAGTCAGTTCCAACAACAGTAGGTGTATGGGATGCGGCTACTTGGGACAACTTTAACTGGGCAGGAAACCTTATTATTTACCGTAATTGGCAAAGTGTAAGTGGAATTGGGTACTCTGCCGGAATCAACTTAAACATTGTTTCTCAGGGTATTGATGTGCATTGGGTATCTACTGACTATGTAATGGAAAAAGGTTCAGTCATTTGAGGACTGTTACTACTGAAAATCAGGCTCATTTGGCTCAATGGATAAGCAACAAATTAGGTGGTGAAGCACCTAAAAACTTGATGTGTATAGGGCAGGAAATAGATGGCAAATTAAAAGCGGTAGCAAGTTATAGCAATTTTCAAGGTAAATCGTGTAATTTTAGTCTTGCAGGTGAAGGCAATTTTATGAATAAAGATTTTCTTTGGGCTATGTTTGATTACCCTTTTAATATTTTGAATCTGAAGGTTATAATAGCGACAATAGCAGGGAATAACGAAAAATCCCTGAAATTAAGCCGACACCTTGGTTTCAAAGAAATAGCCAATATTGCTGATGCCTACATAGATGGTGATTTAGTAATAATGACTATGAGGCGTGAAAATTGTAAATGGTTACAGTTAAACGCAGATTTGAATAAGGTAAGGAGATTAACATGAGTTTTGTTACTGATGCAGTTAGTAGTATTTTAGGTGGTGGCTCTGAAGCCCCACCTGCACCTGATTATGAAGGTGCAGCTAAAGCAACTGCCGCTAGTAATATAGATGCCGCAAGAGCAGCTACAGCAGCTAACCGTGTAAATCAAGTAACTCCATACGGTAATGTTAGTTATCAGCAAACTGGTACTGACCAATACGGCAATCCAACTTGGACAGCAACTCAGACTCCTTCTAGTGCATTAGAACCTGCCATCAATAAATCAATGGAAGCTGTAGGGAGCTACGATTTTAGCCAGTTTAATC